AGACATTCCAGAAGACGGACAAAGATATTGTGCAATGCACCCTAAAGGTTTTGCAGACTTGTTTACTATTGACGAGTTTTCTAATGCAGACTATATCGGTGAAGCACAACTACCATATGCTGGTGGAATGACAGCCAAGAACTGGTTATCATTTATGTGGTTCAGCACTTCTGCAGTATCTGCTGGTAAGAACTTATGTTATCATACTTCAGCAGTTGGTCTTGGAATCGGTGCTGATGTTTCAACAGAAGTAAACTATGTTCCAGAGAGAGTTTCTCATTTAACCACATCTATGATGTCAATGGGTGCTGTTGTTATTGATGACAATGGTGTCTATGAACTCTTAGATAATAATACATAGGAGGATTAAATGGCTTATAATTCCGCAAATTTATCATTAATGTCATTAAGTTCTGACAAAAGAATATTCTCTTATACAACAACTGATGCTGTTGGTACTGTTAATAACTCTGGTTACTTTAATGACTCTGCAAATATGATTAGAGTTGGTGATGTTATTCTAGTTCACGATAGCAATACACCTACACATCATTGGTGTGTTTGTGTATCAAATAATGGAACAGTAGTTGATGTATCAGATGGTCAAGTAATTGCTCAAACTGATGGCGACTAAATAGGAGTGGGGGGAGCAATCCCCCTAATCTAAATGGCAGTAACAAGTACCACAGCAACCACAGCAATTGATGTATGTAATCGTGCTTTAGTTTTAATAGGTGCTTCACCTATGACTTCTTTTGAAGATGGTACTAATGAAGCATTGGTAGCTGTAAACTTATATGAAGATACTTGTAGGTCAACACTTGTGAATACTCGTTGGAGATTCGCATCTAATCAAAAAATATTAAATAGACTATCAGATGAACCGACAGGACGATTTGATTCTGCCTACTCATTACCATCAGATGCTATTTACATACACACTCTTACAGTTAATAAGAGTCCAATCAAGTTTGACATCTATGGTAAAGTTGCCTTTTGTGATGCTACAATTAATGACGAAGTTATAGCTGATTATAGTTTTAGACAGACAGAAGTAAACTTTCCATCATACTTTGTACAAGCATTAGTCTATGAACTTGCTGGACAATTCGCATTAGGTATTGCTCGTGATGAAGGCTTATCTAATATGATGTTTAATAATGCAAGATTTTATATGCAAAAAGCAAGAACAATGGATAGTCAGCAACAAACAACAAAGAAGTTAATTACAAATAGATTTATTGTAGAACGTAGGTCATAGGCTGATGAAGATTCGTATTCCTCAAAACAACTTTGAGAGAGGGGAAATCAGTCCAGCAATGACTATGCGAACTGATTTGAATACTTATGTTCAAGGTGCAGAAGAAGTAAGAAACTTATTCTTGTTAGCAGAGGGTGGAGTTAAAAGAAGAACTGGCTCTGAATATATTGCTACATTAAATGGAACCCCTAATCTTTCTAATAGATTAGAGCAAAGATTAGAACCATTCTTATTTAGTGATGATGAAAAATATATCATGTGTTTTAGTAATGCACGATTAGATATATTTAGAATCAATGCAAGCACTGGTGCTGTAACAGCTTTAACAGCTGTAACTCAAGATACATCTAGTAATGCACTACCTTTTACTCAAGCAAGACTTGAGCGTATGACTATAACACAGAACGCTGATGTTATGTTTGTTGCTCACCCAGACTTTATGATACGAAAGATAACACGAACAAGTGCCACAGCATTTGAAGTATCAACCTTTGCTTTTGATGAAACAGATGCTAATGACCAAAAGTTTCAACCATACTTTGCTTTTGCTACAAGTGGTACAACACTTACCCCAAGTGCAACATCAGGTTCTGGTATAACATTGACAACTTCTGCTAACTATTTTGACTCTGCTCATGTTGGTACTATTATACGTTACAAAGGTAATGAAATACTTATTACAGGATTTACGAGTGCAACTGTAGCAACAGGAACAGTAAGAAAAACATTAGCTGGTACAACAGCAGATACTGATTTTGATGAAGCTAGTTATTCTGATTACAGAGGTTATCCACAGGCTATTACATTTCACGAAGATAGATTGTGGTTAGGTGGAACAACAAGTCAACCTGATGCTATATGGTCTTCTAAAACAAGTGAGTATTTTAACTTTGATGTTGGTTCTGCTGGTGATTCAGATAGCATACAAATGACAATTAATGTTGGTGAATTTAATAATATTAGACATCTAACAGCAAATCGTGATTTACAAATCTTCACAACTACATCAGAACTTTTTATACCATCTTTTGCTGATAAAGGTCTTACACCAACTAATGCACAAATTCGAAGACAAACACCATATGGTGCTTCATTTGTTAAGCCATTACCCTTTGATGGTGCAACACTTTATGTACAAAAAACTGGTAAAACTATTAGAGAGTTTTTATTTAGTGATAAAGAATCAGCGTATGTATCTACACCATTATCATTAATATCATCACATCTCATAAGTAATCCAACACAAATGGCATCTGTAAAAGGTGCATTTGATAGACCTGAACAATATGCTTTTATAATAAATGATGATGGAAGTATGGCTGTTTTTCATTCTATTCGAAATGAAGAGAAAGCTGGATTTGTTAAATGGTCTACTACTGGTAGGTATCATTCAGTTGTAGCTATTGATGATAGAGTATTTGTAGCTACTGTAAGAAATCTAGGTAGTGGAACTAATAGTTATGTATTAGAAGAACTTAAAACTACATCAAGATTAGATTGTTCCAAAACATATACAGCAACATCTACTGATAGTGGAATCTTTACAACATCAACACCTTTTGCAAATGGTGCATCATTAGCTGTAGTTGAAGGTAATAATTTTATTGGTACATTTACTATGGGAAGTAATCAAATAAATGTATCAGCAGTAAAAGAAATTAATTCAGCAGAGATAGGTTTTAGTTTTACAAGCAGTTTAAAAACATTACCAGTAGATGCAAGTGTTGCTGGTGGTCCATTAACAGGAGAGCCAAGAGCAATAACAAGAGTAAATCTTGACTTAATATCTACTTTATCTGTATCAGTAAATACAATACCTTTAATAATCCAGGGGGTTACAGATACTGTTGCAAGTAGTGAAATGGCTTTTAATCCATTTACAGGCAAAAAGGAGTTTAGATTGTTAGGATATAGTCGTGACCCAAGAGTCGAAATAACACAAACAGCACCATTAGATTTACAGATAAATGGTATGATAGTAGAGGTAGCGTTCTAATGTGTGTTCCAGCACCACAACTATTAATGTTATCTACAATGGTAGGTGTAACTGGTTCACTTGCAATGGGTTCTTCTGCTTCAAGGTCTGCTATAACAGGAGCAATAAGAGATGTTAAGCAAATGCAAAAAGATAAAGAGCTTGCTGACTTACAAGCTCAAACTGCTGTTACAGAAAGACTAAAAGATTTTTCTGAAGCTACAGCTTCTAATTTAGTTGCAACTGCAATGATGGGAAGAAATATAAATGACCCATCAATGTTAGCATTATATCAAAAGAACTATGATACAGTACAACAAGATGTTGCTTCTATAAAATTACAGCATAAAGCAAATCAAGAAAAGCGTGATATAATGATGCAAAGTACATTAGATTCTGCAAGTCAAAGAGCAACATATGCAAGACGAAGTTCATTATTAAATGCTGTTAATGTAGGAACATCAGGCATAATGAAAATACAGGATATACAAACATAATGGCTATTAAAGTATTAAAAAGAGAACAATCAGTACAACCAGTTGGTGTTATAAAATCAGATACATTTGATGCAAATGCTGAACTAGCAAAAGATATTGCAAACACAGCTACGAATATGATGGGTGTGGCATTTCAAAGAGGTGCAGAAGAAGCAAAAGCAAAAGGTATTGAAACTGCAAATACAATCAAAATGAAAAAATTAAATCCTGAAGAAGGATTTGTAGAGATTGTAGATACACCAGCTACATTTGGTAGGATAGCAACTCAGAGTTTTCAAAATACTATGAATAAAAGATACATAGATAGTATCGAACATTCAATGCGACTTGAACTTAAGAAATTTTCATTAGACCCAAACAATAGAGATATGATGAATAATCCAGCATTATATCAAGAGAAAGCTACTGAACTTATAGCTAGTTTTGTTAAAGCATCACCTCAACAATATCAAGGTATGGTTCAACAGTTTGGTACTCAATTAGTTGGTGCTGGTTTAACAGATGTAACTATTAATCAACATAAAAATGCAATGAAAAAAATTAACACAAGTTTCTTAGAACAGATGGGTGTTAACTT